CGCCGATCACGTGGTTTTTCTCCGATGGTCGATGCAAATCGTAGCGGCTATCGTGGCAGCCTTTATTGGCTAGTATGCACTTAGATCGGCTGGACGGCAGCTTGTGCATGAGGAGGAAATATAAGGCCATTGTACTGAACCTCCAAATTCGATACGGAACCCGGTAGAGCGTAGTGGCTCAACGGACTTGTCCGCGTCTCGTGGGCTAATACACATGACCAGTCGCTCTGGTTGATGGACCCCCACGTTGCTCAGGTGTAGTCAGTTCTCCCGTACCTAGCGCTGCGGTGCTGAAAGCGGGAACCGAGAAGGCTTAAGTGTCAGTGGGCTCGTAAAATAAGTGCACGAAAACAGCGTAGTGTACACCCACCGACCCCCAGTTTAATGCGGCTGGGGATTTTCGATTTGCATTCCTAGAACTAAGAACACACAGTCCGCTAAGGACAATCAAATGAGCAAGCGAATGGATCGCCTGATTTCTCTCGTCGGTAGTAAGTTGAACCTCCGTGGTAAGACTTCTCCTTCGGCGAGTGTCCCCAAGAGGAAGAAGGCTAACCAGAATGCTGGCGCGCGACTCAACGTCGCACACAATCAGATCGAGAAGTACGCAATCGATTCCATGAAGCAGGGTTTGGGAATTTCCCACTGTGCTGGAAAATACGCGCTTGCCATCTCCGATCCTTGGAACAAGATGGCTCAGGGCGCTTGCGTCCCTCGCCATCCGTCCCGCCCGTCACAAAAGATTTCCATATTTAATCGGTTTCAGCTCGCTTTGGGAGGCGTGACTAATTTCGGCACTGTCGGGGCTGTCGTCGTGATGCCTTCTTTGGCTAACGACGCCCCGGCTATCTATTATGCCGACAACGTCGCCCAGATTCAGGCTTTGCCGACCACTGCTGCACAACTTCAGGCATTGATCCCCTTTATGAAGCCTGTGTACCCGAATTCCCCGTATAATTCAGCCCAGTTTACTGAGCCGACTGGAAGCGGATCGGGTGCGCAGGTACAGGGTCGTATTGTGTCCTCCGGAGTTAGCATTCAATACATGGGGTCCGAGTTGTACAAAGGCGGGACGTACACAATGTTCGTATCCCCGAACCATGATAACATGTTGGGTTATCCCGCGACTTCGCTCTCTTCGTATGATGAAACGTTGATTGAGCGCATTACAAACGACCGTCAATGGTTGGTCACTTCTGGTATTGATGAAGCTGAACTTGTTTACAACTTGTCCAACACGCTTAATTCTTCCGGCACCGCTTACACCACCCAATTGGTGTATCCGTATTCAAACGGTCAGGTGCTCGGAGCACCCAATAACAATTTGTCCAACTGGACGGGAACCACGTCTACCATCGCCTCTGGCGCTACGTCCGTTGCGATCACAGGCGTTAGCGGGTCGGTACCAGCCTCCGGAACTTTTTCGGTTCTTGTGCCTGACTCAGCGAAGACACCTACGGTTAACGTCATTACATATTCTTCCGTCACCCAATCCGGGACCACTTACACTTTCACAACTACCGCCGTCTCTGCTGCTTTGGCATCGGGGCTCACGGTTAGTGGTGGCGTGTCTTATAGCACGACTACTGCAGGTTGTGTTCCCGGCGGTGCGCCGATGATCATTTACATCGTGCCTGCGAACAGCTCTACCAGCAACGCTAATGTTTTTGAGGTTGAGTATGTCCAGCACGTTGAATTTGTCGGCCCACTGACGTCAGCGCTGCACACTCCCACCCACAGTGACTCTCGTGGGTTTGAGATTGTCAGCACTGCGGCGCAACGCATTCCTGCAGCGCGTGTTGAAGCACCTAACAAGCCCCTGTCCCGCATTATGTATGACGAGGTGCGTCAGGTTATTGCTGAAACTGCTCCTGTTGCCATGAATGCTTTACGTAGTGCCGCGTCCAGTGGCTTGAGATACGCCGCGACAAGTGCCGCTAATTCCATGATTAGCGGCGTCGGACGACTCGCCATTATGGGCTGACGCATGAGGGGGCGCGAGTACCGAAGGTTTCTAGTCAAAATGTTTGCTGCTAAGCCCGCTGGTATGCCCGTTGAGCCAATTGCCCGGGTCATATTACCACCACCCAGCGCTGTCTACAGCACTTTGACCATTACAAGCTCCTTGGTGTTCGCCGTTGGTGCAGCCTTAACAGGCTTGACCTCCTTGGCCTTAAGCACCTTTCTAGATGCAGTGACAATTTATGTTACCACCCTTTACGCCACGACTATCGGCTCAGCCACATCGTTAGTGTCTGCCATATATGCGACTGCGGGGTTTTATCAAATTTTACAGACATTAGATTTTAAGTGTACCTATCTTACATTGGGGTCCACTGGTTACTGGCGCACTGATTCAGGCGCGAGTACAACGACGCTACGGGCGGATTACGCAAACCTTTCTGGGTTGACCCCCGTCACTGGAGCAGCGTCTTACATTGGAACAACTTCTTACCCTTACACTTCGGGTAAGTTTACAAATTTAAACTCCTCAACATTTACAACAACAACAGTTGCTGCCGCGAGTGTGGCGGTGTCAGGTGCGTTGACTGTCGGTGGCACTTCATCATTGCAAAATGTTAATGCCGCTGACGTTAGTGCAACCAACGTATCCGCATCGTCATCAGTATCAGCACCTGCTGGATTTTTTACAACAATTCGGGCTCCCAGCACTCTTCAGGCCGTGTGGCTCGGCAATACAGCCACCAACGTTACAGAATCTGGAGCTTTTACCACCGTCAGTGGTGCTTTGAATCCTGGTTATTTAACAGCTTTATCCACTAATACAATATCATTTACCGGCACCCCTTCAGCCAATTCCACTTGGACGTTTGCGGACGCGGGCCTGTATTCTATTACAATAAATGTTGCTGTTAACACGCCAATGACTAACATTCCGTTTTGGCGTATGGCTTACACTGGCCGAACTGACGGTCTTACAGTCTTATACATGGGTTTACTGCCATCTTCTTGCATAGGTGGTCATTTTACTTACACAACCCTGGTACGATTTCAAGCTGGGGGTAGTTTCCAATTTCAAATTGGCGTAAATTCGCCGTTTGCTTACACTTTTTATTACGGAAGTCAGTCGACATACGTGATTATAAATCGAATTTTGTAATTTTCTTTTGTTTGTTACTGTTTATATTGTTTTGGTGCCGCCACACGTTAAAATGGTGACATCTTTTGTGCATTGCGTAATGCATAGGTTTGGTCGATTCCTAATCCACCAGCGTGGTGAACTTGATATCACTGTAGCTCGAAAAATCCTTTAAGGTGCATGAGCATAATGCCTGCAGACCACGCAGACAATGGTTGGTTTCGGGGTGCTCTCGCCCCATTAGAGTTTCCAGTTAGATAAACGGCGTTGACCGCGATAAGGTTACATTTCCGGAGAGATCTGGCGTTCGGAATCGAGAATGTCCATTTTCAAGGTGCAGTGATGAAGCAAGGAGCCTTCTGCGTCTTTATCTGTCTTTCATGCCTTTTCTTGTGTGCGGTATGGCAATACCTTGGGGTGTCCCTTAACCAGTTTAAAACGCTGGAGGTTGTAAGAACCATGTCCACGACACACAATGGAGTGGAATTTTGTCTGACGGGTACCCGGGGTGGTGACAGCCACCTCGACTTTGGTCAAGTCGTCCACGTGGGGGTACATGCGTGGTTATATAGACAAGTCTACTGGTGCTGGTCCCAGTTGGCGCATTTCTCTGGTTTGGAGGAGAAGTGTTTTGGAGAATTTGTACACATATCAGAGAATCTCGTGAAACTTTTGTTGCATTGTTTTCACACTGTTTACGGTTATATTAGTTTTCTTTTCATTGATGTGTATACTGGGTTTTATGCATACCTACCCAGGTTTTTGTTTGCGGATAGTTTGTGGAGAGTTCGGCAGGGCGTTACTTGGTCACGCCTCTTTTTCCGACTAGTGTCTCCACACAATCCGTTATTTTTGTTTGTGGGTGGTGTTCACGGGGGTTTTTGTGTGGGTTTGTACCGGTTTTGTCAGTTGTGGTTTGAGCACCTCGTGTTTCATTACGTTTACTTCACAACGGTTTGGCAGAATTTTAAGGTCAACCATAGGCCCCTATATATGTATGTTGTGGCAATTAGTCACAAAGTGTTCAAGTACGTCGTGACAGCGTCCCAGCTGTCAGGTTCACACGGTGAGTGGACCGGCTGGGATGATCTGGACGACGAGGCTAGGCACAACCTGGAAATATTGGACAGGCATTTCGCGGCGCCTGTCCCTCTCGTCGGTGTTGATCGTGCTTTAGCACAAGCTCAAGTCATACCTCCGAGAGCTCCGCTTCGAGTGCAGGCGGTCGCTATTAACCCCCCAGCACCTGTGCGCATTTGTCATGCGTTCAGGGATTACGGGGTGTGCGAACGCGCAAACTGTCGCTTTAGGCATGAACGCGCACCAGAAGTCCCGAGGGTTGATCGCCCTCAGGCGGCTGCGGGGTTACCGGATGCGGTTGTAAATCAGCCCATCCCACCCGCTGCCGATCCCCCCGTCGACATGTACGCTATTGCCCTACGTCCCCTCCTGGTCACTGTTTACCGGGAGAATCCAGACACCTGGTGGATGTGGGTCACTTGGTTCGAATTAGCATTCTGGAGCCTTGTGTACATGTTTGCTCTTCCCCTCTCCCTCCTTTGCTTTATCGCTTTTTACAAATCCGTCCACGTGGTCTTTGATCTCGGAGCTATTTATATTGGCTACTTTCTCTTCTCCCGCCTTAGGGAGAGGAGGGATTTCTTGATCGAGTACCGCGCTTTGGGGAATGTCACTGTGGATTTGCCCTTTGGCACTCCCGTTTATCACGACGTTGAAAAGTGGTTCTCTACAGGTCATTACCTGGGTTACAAAGCTTACAAGGAGGTTGAGATATACCCCGAGATTTTAAAGAAGATGCTTGTGAGGGTTGGCGGTTCATTGAATTGCCCTCCTTCAACATTCAACAATGTCTTGGGGTGGGGTATGAAGGAGTATGAGCGAGGGGATTATGAGATCATGCACAACACATCGGGGGTGTGTGTGCAACAAATTTTAGCGGCCAAGGAACGCGCCAGGTACATGATTGGCTCCAACTCTGGAGTCGGTCTCGCGCCTGCCGTTTCCTTGGGCTGACTTAACAAAGCCCGCGCGGGCAACCACGTTTTATACGTTGGTCCCGCGCGGGCTTTTGCGACCAGGTGTTCAGCTAATAAACCTTTCATTTTTAATGGTCGTTTCTTGCCTTCAGGCAAGTATTTGAAAGAATGGCTGGCATCTGGTGGTGAACCGGTGTTTCGACACGCGCCGGATTATGTGTCTAAAGAGTTTGTTTTTGTTCATGGCCCAAGTTTTGGCCATACAGGGGTGATTAACGCGGGGTGCGCGTACGGGATGACTCTGGCTTTGCGGAGGTTGACATCCACCCGCAAACCAGGCGAAATGTACGGCGGTACCACGCTTCATCAACACCTCATTGACAGGCAGTACTCAATGGCACAAGAAAACCCTTGTTTAGGCGTTTATATACATGAGATGCGCGCACGCATGCGCTTCTCTGTTGACGCACCAAGGGATCGCGAACTGGTATGGGCATTTGCAGCGCATAAGAAGAAGATGCTGCGTGTCCTGGCAGAAATAACAATGGAACAGGAGGGTGGTCTCCTGGACAAGACCCGCGTGCGCAACAATCGCACCAAGGGTAAATTTAAGAAGGGTGAGATTAACAAATGTGACGGTTGGCCTCGGATGATAGTCGATTTGACTGTCGAGGGTTCCACCGTCGCTGGCTTTCTCATTGACGCTGCTAAAGACTCGATGGCTGTCGAGTACGCATGTGGCGTTTTCTCTTCTAGGTTTGTTCAAACACCCACTAGCGAGGACTTGATTGAGGCTTTTCACTCTGTGCTAAATGGACCACCAGTAGTCCATCGGTACTTTAGTGACGACTCGATCGTCGGTGTTGATTGTGTCGATGGTAGGTTGTATGCCAACATTGACATCAGTTCAGCCGATTTGTCTTATTACGACCCGATATTTGACATGGTAGAGAGCATACTACGCGCCGACCCGTCCACTGATCACGAAGTGGACTCGTTGATGCGCCAGCTCGAGTTGCCTGTGGTTGTGCACAATCCTGAGGACCCTTCTGAGAGGGTCACTCTTAGTGCGCAGCCTTTCAATGGTGGGAAAGGGAGATACCTTAGTTCTGGCATCGTCCTGACCACCTTAACGAACAATGTCGGGAATTCCTCTGGAATGCTCATATTCCAATCCAGGTGGCATCGGCAGCTCACCCGAGCTCAAGCCGTTGAAATGCTTGTTTCTTCATACCGCGATGCGGGCATGCTCATTACTGTTGAGGTGTGTCAGCGCGTTGAGGATTTACAATTCCTCAAACACTCGCCTACTTACGTTGGAGGCGAATGCCGCGTTTTCCTCAACTTGGGTGTGTTTATGAAGGGATTTGGCACTTACTTTGGAGAATTACCGCGTACTCGTAGTGGAGAGCGGGATTGGGCGTCCAGAGCTCGCGAATTTAATAGCGACGTCGTACGGTCTTATGTGCATGCCGGTGACCATTGTGTCACTAAGGCATTTCGCAGTAAGATTGTGGGTGGCATGGCCCCCACCGTGGAGCTGAGAGGGTGTGGTGGTTTCGACATCCCCACTCGAAGCTTGTGTTCACGTTACGATGTCGAAGAACACGAAATGGAGGAGTTGGCACACATGATTTATTGTGCTGACATTGGCGACAGAATTTTCCACACTGTCGTTGATAAGGTGATGAGTAAAGATTACGGTTTTCAGCCCTTGGAGGAGTTCTCTCCACAAGTACCGTCATCCTCTACCAATTACCTTCCTCTATAGTTGTTCTAGGTGATGTGCCTTCGCATGTTTCTCACGTCACTGAATATGTTTGGTAGAAGCAGGTTGCTGGGTATGGGGTGGACCAACACCCCTC